TTAATAACAAAAGTATTTGTTTCAAATTCATGGGCAACATTTTCACATCTAAAATATTCATATCCTTTTTCTGTTTTTAAAAACAAACCACAAGATTCATTTGGTTGCTCTTCTTTTGCATGAGCAATAGCTTGTTTTTTACAATATTCATTCATTAATTTACAAAAGTTCCCACACCTTCAAAATCTTTTCTTGTCACTTGTCTTGCTGGTATTCTTTTATTTTGCATATCGAGCCTGTTAACTAACTCAAACTGTACAGCATCCCTGCTTTCTTGTATTTTTCTGTCTATAAAATAAATCTCTTTTGGAAATTCATTTGAACTTGGTGTACCAAATGGGTTAGTACCACCGCTAAAATTAGAAGCATCTAAAGCATCAGCAGTTAAGGTTCTTCTTGTAAGTTTTGCATCTAATAAATCATTGTGTGGAGTTACTAAATTTACTGAGGCTAATAAATCCGTTACTCGAATTACAGACCCTAATCTTGTAATACCACCTAAATTACTCATAATTAATTGTGGTCTTGGGATTTGTCCTTTGCCAGTATATTCATATCCAGAGGCAACAACTGGAAATCTTTCATAAGTATTTGACTGCCAAACAATATTGGCATAACTATCAATATTTGTTCCAGCATGAAATCTGTAAATTGTCGGAACATTAGATGGATTTCCTGTTGCATAATGCAAACCCTCTACAAGCTCCAGTTCAAAAAGTTCAATTATTGAATTTGGATTAATTTTTTGTAATTCTGAATGTGGTATAGCCATTACGGTTCAAATACTTCTTTAAAAGTTAAATTCATTGTTACTCTTGCATTAAGAGGAATTGAACTTGATCTACGAGTACAAATAAAATTCCTAGCAGATGATTCTCCTCCTATTGTGTACTGAAACGCATCTTGATCGTCAAAACGTGCATTGAGAAAAGTATTTATTGTATTAGCATCAGTCTGTGAAATATTAAAAACTAAAGTTACTACATGGTATCTCTTGTTTGCTGCAAGTCCTCTTACTATTCTTTGCTCATAACCATCACCAAGTTTAACAACGATATTATCTTGTTCAATGGTTTGCGTTTCTCCGTATGCTGGTTTAATTGATGGAAAAGTTGCCATTATGCTAATAAACCTCCGTTACGTTTTTCTCTGACAAGTGTTTCTTGGACTACAAGAGCTATAGTTTGACCAAGTTGTTGTGATGTCGCGTCATCACCTTCAACTGAGCTACCAGAGGCATCTACTGACACATTAACAATATTAGTAATACTATCTCCACCTCCTAATTTATTATTTGGAATTATTGTACCAGCAGAATTTGGCATAAACATTTCTGGCCCACGTTCACCAACTAAAAATGCTTTGTTTGCACTAACAGGCCCACCGAGTGCTTTTCCTCCTCCAAAAATACCTCCAAAAATCTTCCCAATAAAACCACCAACTCCACCTCCTTTTTTATTTATTCCACTAAATAAATCATCGATTGCTAACTCAATTATTTTATCTTGTATTTTATTTAAAACAGCGTTCATTGCATCACCAAAAGATTTTGCTCCTTTTATTGCTTCTTTTAATTCATCTTTAATATTTTGTTCTATTTCCTGACCAACAGCAGCAAATTTTTCTTTAAGTTCTTCTGCCGCTTTTGCGGCGTCTTTGATTAATTTAACCTTGTTTTTTAATTTTTCTTCTTGTTTTATTAAATTTATAAGTTGTTGAATATCCATATCACCAAATTCTTTTTTAAGTGCAGATATTCTTTCTTCTAATGTTGTTTGATTTGTTTTCTTACCATTTATTTCACTTTCTAATTTTGTGATAATTTTCAAAGAATTAATTGTCATGTCATTAAATTTTTTATTTTTATCTAAAATTTTCTGTCTGTCTTGGTCTCCTTTTAAAATAATTTGTCTTTGTTTTAATATTTTAAGTTCACGTTCTAACGCTTTTCTTCTGCCCGCATCATTACGATTTGTTCCTAAATTAGATAATTTAAATTCTTTATTTGCAACTGTTATTCTATTCAAAGCTAATTCTGTATTATCTGCGGTTTCAACTATACCTTTTAAATTATTATCAAATTCTTTTGCGGCCTTTGCACTAGCTTCGGCGGCATTTTTATTGTCAATAAATTTTGCGGCTAAAGTTCCTAAAACAACAATTAAAGCACCAAGACCAGTTTTAATAAGAGCTATTTTAAAAGCATTAACAGCTATTGTTGCTTTTGTAATACCACCCGCAGCCAAGAATGAAGAAGCTGCAAGACCTTTTAATCCAGTAGAAGCTAAAGCAGAATTAATAGCAGCAACTTGAAAAGAAGCTGCCATACTTGCAATTTGACCAATAATAACAGGTGTGATTATTGAAACACCTTTCAAAGCAACAGCAATAGCTGTAACAGTCAAAGTGACCTGACCCGCACCAGAATTGACAAAATCTGTAGCTGCTCTTGTTAAATTTGTAATTGCTTTTATAACAGGCAAAATTGCAGGGGCTAAACGATCTCCAAAAGCTCTTGAAAGGTTTTCTGTCTCATTGCTTAAATTTTTAAAAACTTGCGTTGGATCATTTTCAAGTAAAGCTTTAAGTGAGGCTCCTCCCTCTGTTTCAATCTTCTTTAATGCTCTTATAACAACGCCACTTGTAATTTTACCTTCACTACTAAATTTTTTAAGTTCGCCGACAGTTGTTCCAAGTTCATCTGCGACTGGTTTTAAAATTGTTGGTATTTGTTCAGAGATACTTCTAAATTCATCACCTTGTAACCTTCCAGAACCTAACGCCTGCGCTAATTGTCTAAAGGCATTAGAACTTTCTATTGCGGAAGCTCCCGCTAATTTAGCTGCTGTGTTAAAACCGAAAAATGTTGTTTTAATATCTTCAACGCCCACTCCCAAAGGTTGTAATCTTGCTGTTATATCTGTAATTCCTTCGAGTGCTTCTGTCGCACTTAAACCAAATGCTCTTTGTGCTTGAGTTGCCAACTCTTGAGATCTTGCAAAAGTGCCTGAAGCTTTCGTTAATAATCCTAATCTGACATTTAATTTTTCAAAATTTGCAGATGTTTGAATAGCCTGCCTTGCTAAAACTGTTAGACCAACACCCGCAATAGCTGTCTTTAATCTATTTACACCCGCGTTAAGTTTTGTTGTTTGACCCTGTACATTTTTTAATGCCCTTGTAGCTTGACTTCCATCAACTGTAAGTTTTACGTTAGCCTGTGCCACAAATAAAAAAAGACTTTATTCTATATTACATTGATTTGGCTTTTTGTCGTTGAGCCGCTTTTGTTTCTTGTTCAAATTTATTTTCATAATATGCAGCCCAATAAATAAGCTCCTCTTG